TGAGGAGCCTGATGGAGCTATTAACTATGCACATGGTAAAGGATTTAGACCTGTTGGTAATAGTAGCACTGCTGACCCTAAAAAAACTATTGAAGGAACAACATATACTTATAAACAATTAGCTCCAATTTTTCACAAACACAGTTTTGAAGATAAATTCACAAATCAGAATATTACCAATCAAATGGTTAGTGAAAGTGGGGCGTTTTATTACATGATGAATCACAATCCTTATTTTGGTGCATTTAGCGAATGGACATACAATCTTGACAATATTTCTAGATTTGAGACTGCTACGTACGGCGTTACTGTTAAGTATTATACAAACGTTACTCAAACAGCAGAAGCGTCAATTACAAGAACGTATGATGTCGAGATAGGGCAAACTGCAATGGACATAAGGGCAGGTTTATTTTACGATGCTGATGGAATAATTGCAGAGATACCTACAGACCATCAAGTCAAATTTGAAATAGTAGGTGGTAAAGTTAGAATATTTCAAGACACGGATACTGTTAAGGCTTACGGAATAAAAGAGGTAACTGTTAGCAAGACAAACATTGTAGACCATGGCGATAAGGTAACCCATGGTCAACGATATCAGCATTTAGTTGCAATTACAAATCAAAATTCAATGTCAACTGTATACTCAATGGAAAATGACACATGGATAGATTGGCAAATGGATTTCAAATTCAATGAAACTGAATGGATAGGAACTGTAAATGTAGGAAACAACAGTACAAATGGAACGTATGCTACAATGTCTACTGGTTCGCATCCTAGTTTAGTTGGAAAGCAAGTCAGAGGAACAGGTATTGCTCCAGGCACTACCATTACAGCTCAAAATACTGGAGTGTCTCCTGCTACGATAACCTTAAGCACTGCTAGTACTTCTGCTGTGTCGAATGCAACGGTTTATTATTGGGATTCATCTACAAATGTAGACGTAACATATATGGATGCAGAGGGGCATTTGTTTGGCAGTGATGCGACTTTTAAAGATTACAACAGACCTCAGTGGTTTGGGTATTTAGATTTAAATCATACTTATTTAAAGACTCAGTTTGATAGCGTTAGTAATAATTACAATAGCAATAGTCCTCAAGTTGAAATGGCTAAGGGATTTACTACAGACGCTTTATGCCCTAATCCTTATAGAATAAAGATTACAAACAGTCCAGCCACAGCTTTAAAAGGTCAAGATACTCATATTGCCACAAAGGTAGATGGGCTTTTTTCTTTCTTAGATGGAACAACAGATGAGACATTGGTAAAAAGCAACCCCAATCATTCCACTACTTGGGGAAGTCATCCCTTAGGAATAAAGATTCAATACGATTGGCTAGATGGTCAGGATAGCGAAGCTGGTTCTTTAATGCCAGGTTCTTTCTTAAAAAAAGAATTAACGGAGTTTTATTTTAGCTACGTATATGAAGGGGGATATGTAAGTCAACCTCAGCAATTCTATCAACATACCTACAATGCTGGAAACAGTGGAGCTGATTCAATAAATAAAGCTTTTTCTACTGCTCCAAAAGCAGATTCTTGTGCGTTAGGATTGCACATTGGAATTGGTCCACAATTAATTAGCGGAAAAGGAAACAATGCTTCTTGGTCTGGATTATCAGAAAAAGATGGTGTACTAAACACTCGCTTAAAAGGGGTAGAGATATATGCTAGATTTAATAATACAGACCCAAATAATATTTATCTTATCTGTGAGGTCGATTTAAATAAAGGATGGAAGTCCTTTGCAACAGGAACATGGAAAGAGTTTACAACTTTTGGCAATGTTTCTCATTATGGCACTAGCTACGCCAATACTTCAGGAGGTCCAGTAACAGACCATATTATTTATAAGGCAGTACCAACGTTTGAAAGCTTTTACAATAGGTATCAATTAGCCTGGGACGAACCAATTGGGTTTGAAAGCGATGGAACTGGTTGGAAAACAGCTTGTGTTTTTAATAGAAGAGCTTATTATGGCAATGTTAGGATTAAAGGAAAGGACGACCAACTGAATTATTACCCTGACGGAATTCTAAAGTCAGCTTTGGGTATGTATGCTACGGTTGGAGAAAGCAATTTAATCGAAGCAACTGTGAACGATGGGGATGATATTGTAGCCTTAAGAGTTACAGGTAATAAATTATGTCAATTCAAGAAGTATTCTCTAACCATAATGGGCATTAAAACGCTCGAGAATGGGGAGAATCGTGAGGAAATTGAAGAGACCCTACATCATGTTGGCTTAGAGAATGATAACCAGATTTGCGACACTCCTTATGGCTTGTTTTGGATTAGTCGAAGTGGTGTATATTTATACAATGGACAAAACTTTAAATCTTTAACATCAAATTCAGAAGGCAGTCTTATTGATAAAAGCCAATGGGAGAATTTTTATGGAAAAAGAACTCATATTGGATATGATGCTTATTGGAATCAGGTTCATATTTGCAAAGACACTATTTCAAATACAGAAACCATTATATATAACTTTAATACTGGAGCTTTTACAGATGGATTGGGTATGTATGGAGGTGCAAAAAAGACTGGTTTTGTTACTGACAGAGAAGGGCATTTACTTTGGGCTGAACAAGTGGCTCAAGGTTCACAAGGAACTGCTGTAAACCCTAGTAAAACAAATAAATTAACGGAGCTAGGGAGCCAAATACAAACTGCTCCACCACCAGCATCGGGAGATTAATGGCAATACTATTAAAATCAACAACGTCAGATAGAAAAGCTATCTCTTCTGGTAAACTAATTACCAAGCATTACGACATGGGCGATATTAGTATTAATAAAAAATTCAACAGATGTAGTATTACTTACAAGATGCGTGATATTGGAATTAGTCCTTTAAAAATCACATATAGATTAGATGAAGCTGGTTCTTTTGTTGACTTCGATACAGTAAACGACAATGAGTTTTCTGTTTATGACAATGGAGCTAGGCTGTCCAGAACAAATGGAAAAATAAAAACCGCAGAATTTGATTTTATTAAAAACAATAAATACGGTAAAGTAGTTCAAATAAAAATTGCATATATCACATCTGGTATGGGTTACAACTCAAGTACTTCCATAGACGATTTTGAACTTTCAGATATTACCTTTACTTACAGACCAATCAACAGGAATTAACATGGCAGATAATTATTCAAAACATAGTAGTAAGTCAGACGTAGCCGATTATTGGGCGTATGATAGAAAAAAGAGATACAGAACAGACCTAGCATTAAAAGCTGGTCCAACAGTTGGTGATTGGTTGGCTAAGGACTATAAAGCAACTAAGCTTGCAAAATCAAAAGCAGGGACCACAGTTCAAAAAGCAAAAACAGGAACCCAAAGCAAAGGACTGTTGTCCAAAGTGCTTACTTACGGTGATGATTCAGCTACTTTCTTAGGAGGTGCAGAGCAAGCTGTGGCAAAAGGAATAACTTCCCCAGTTACAGGTTTAGGAAGCTTGGCAACAAAGGCTGGATTTGCAAAAACTGGAGGCTTGCTAACTGGAGCAGGTACCGCAGTTCAAGGAGCATTAACATCAATGGGACCAGTGGGTTGGGCTTTATTAGCAGGGACATTATTTATGGCTAATAAAGGTAAAGGTGGAGCAACAAAAATAAAAGGGAGTTACTAATGTCTAAAACATACAATGAGGCAGAAGCATGGGCTCTTGGTTCAGGAAGTAAAGCTGGAAGATGGTGGGATACTTGGATTGGAAGAGACGGTTTCTTTTCATTTCTTGGTGGGTCAAAAGCAAGAAAACAAAGAAATGTGATTTCAAGTATTAGTAGGGAAATAGCAAATATAGAAAAGAGAAAAGGAGACATTTTTCCAAACGCAATGGGCAATTTTAATAGAAGGACCATGAGCGATTGGAATGCTCTTCAAGGTAAGAACTCTGGTTCTCCTCTTACTCTGGCTACTGACACAGGAAAGAATTTTAATTTTCAAAATCAAATTTCAACAGCAGTTAATAACACAAACGCTTCATTAACAGACACAATTGGCAAGGCACAAGACAGATTATGGGCTCAAGAAGACCAAATAGCTAATTTAAAAGCAGAACAAGAATCAATAAGGAATTCATAACATGGCACAAGATGACGCAGTATTAGAAATATTAGGCTCGCTTTTAGGTGGGGCAATGCAAGGCAGTATGCAAAGCGATGCTGTCGATAAACAGATTCAAGCGAATGAGGATATTACCTTATTAAAAGATTCTTTGGGCATGGGAAACATGAGGTTGCAAGACTCTTTAAATAGAGAGAACGCACTGCTTCAAGACTCATTAAGTCGAGATGCAGAGATGAGTAAACTTCAAATGCAAGATTCATTAGCAAACGATAGCTATCAACAAAATCAGTTATTTGCAGACTCTTTACGCACAAAGAATCAATCAACGATAGATTCAATGAAACAGGTGATGCAAGACGATAGTCAAGCACATGACATGGACTTACAAAGAACCAGGTCTCTTTTAGGGCTTATTCCTGCTCAAACTTCTCTTGCTACACAAGGAATAGCAGATGACATTTCATCTCTTGACCAGAAATACGGTGCAGTACAGGCTAAAATGGCGTTGCGTAATCAGGGAATTGCAGATGCAAAGTCAACTCCTATTGACCTTGAGCATTTAAGAGGTAAAAAATTAAGAGAGTTCTTTGATGAGTCTCCTTTTATGGGTCTAAATGAATCAGATATTATTGATAGTTACAATGATGCTAAGACAAATGAAAGACAACCATTGGATTTTGCAATAAATACAGCCATCAAGCTTCCTGCCAGTAACCCAAAAAGACAAAGTATGGTCAAATTAGTAGACGATATGCTTGAAAAACTTGGAGTTACGTATAATGAAGCAGGTGAAAGGCAGACTGGTGGTATTTACGATGACTTTACTGATGGCGATTTTGGACTAGGCGGAGGCACAGACCCTCAGGGACAATCAGCCAAAGCAATTATTGAAGAGCTAGAAACGTATAGGACCATGCTTTCTGGTGGAGAAAAAAGCATTGACCAGTTATATGAGATTTCTCCTGAAGAACGAGAACTTTATGATTCTTATGGTGTTACTAAAGGTGCAAAGAAAAAAGAGATAAGAGACTTGGAAAGAGACGTTATTACAAAGTTAATTGAGCAATTAAGTAAATGACCCCTTATGAAACTAGGGTAAAATTAAGAGCTTATCGTTTTAACAACTCTCGTTTTAGCCCAGAAGAAGCTTCTGAATTAGAAAGATACGCTAAATTGTATGGCGTGCCTTTTGGAAAGAAAGGTACAGAGCTACCTCAAAACGCTCCTCAAAGCAATGTTCTATCTCAGTTTAGTTCAGGATTTACAGAAGGGTTTCTTGGTCCTATTGCAATGGGTGGCTGGTCTGAAGACCCACAAGACGAATTTCAATCTATTGCCCACAGCGTAGGGCATTTATTAGGATTTGCATTCCCTATGGCTGGTAGCCTTGTTTCATTTGGGGGCTCAGGTATAGCAAGGCTGGGGTTAATGGGCACTGGAAAAGTTGCTAGAGGATTTCAATCTGCAGGTAAAACTGTAGGTAGCGTTGGGCAGGCTATGAAAAAAGGAAAATCTGTACCTTTATTCGTTGGCGATAAGGCAGTAGATGCCACAAAAAAGATAATGGCAAACGCTGGTTTTGAAGCTGGGAAATATCTTAAGGCAGGTGAAGCAGTCACTCATAAAGCTAAGTTGATTGATATGGCATTTCAAGCACAGCATTTATCTGTGGCAAGTGCTGTAAGTGGTATGTGGAATGGGCAAGATGATGAAGTAGATAATTTAATATTTGGAGCAGTTGCAGGAGGATTCTTTGGAGGATTGGGAAACTTTGTTCGTATAGGAAATATGGTTCAACATCCTAATAAAGTTGTTAGTGACGCAGGGAAACGTTCCTTATGGCAACATTCTAAAGAATTTTCTAATACATTATGGGATAATAGAGGGCAAATCCTAAGAGGAGCATTAGGTTCTGCATTTCAAGGTGGAATGGCAACAGCTCAAGGTGCTCCAACTGCTACGCAAATATATGAATATGGATTGGGTGCTTTTTTTGGGTATGGTGCTCACGGTGTTGTAGAAAAGAAATCAACAGAATTTTTTAATAGGTACAATGAAAAGAAAGAAGACGGTATTTTAAAAAGAGACTTTACAGAAATGAGAGATATGCTTAATTCTGAAGCATATAAAGAATTACCATTGGAATCTCAACAACTTGTTAAAGAAAAGTATTCTCAGCATATAGGTGATATCTGGGATAGAATGGAAAATTCAAAATTAGATAGAAATGACCCAGATTCTGTAGCAAGTGTAGTGTTGGCAGAAAAAATAGTAGAGCCTTACAATGAAGCTTTAAATAAAAAAGCAGAAGATTTTGGAAAGAAAGTAGAAAACCTTGAACCTCACGAAATAGCAGAAGTAAAAGCAGAGTTACTTGATATGGTACCTAGGTCTTATAGAAAACAGCAAGAAATGAATATAATTGCTGAAGGGGTTATGAGGCAAATACGTGACCCTAAGATTGAACCAGAAGGAAAGGTTAAGGAAATTGCAGATAAGCTTACACCTGAAGAGCTTGCACAAGTAAAAGAAGGATACATAGACCCACTTGAAAAAAGAATTAAAGAGCATTTTGAAGAACTACCAAAAGAAAAAATAGAAGTAACCAGTCAAGATATACTTAAAGCAGAAGAGGTAATCCTTTCAGACCAACCTGAAGTAATTGTTGAACCAGTAATAAAACGATTTTTAAATCAACTGCAAAAAGAATCCGATATTTACGATGGCAATGAAGTGCTAGAGCACGCTGTAAAAACTTACAATGAGTTAATCCCAAAGACAGAAGGTGGTAAAAAAGATACACGATTCATCCCTGTTCGTGGAATGGTAAAAGAATACATACAAATCGTCCAAGACAAATTTCCAGGAATTAGAGTAACCCCTGAAATGCAGAACAGTTTAACCCAAATGTTCACAAGACTATCGCAAGGCATTTTACGACCTATTGTTAGCTTTAATAAAACAAAGAAAAAAACATCGAGCATATGGGGCTTTAATGCCCTAAAGAAAAAGGTAGTAGGGTATGAGCCTAGGTCTGCTGATGAAAAAATGCATGAAAAACTTTGGGGAGATGAGGTTACTGTAAGAGAATTCGCAGAGATTGTTGACAAAAAAGGCAATACTTACGTCACTTTAAAACCATATGAAAGAGTATGGAATAGTAAAACAAGACAATTTGAAATGGTCATGTCAAAAGAAGACTGGCTAAATGTGACCAAAGGATTAAATAAAAAAAATCAGTACCTCAAGATACCCAAAAAAGATGGAGGGGTTGAAAGAATCTATGAGTACCACCCTGAAACCCAAAATTTTGAATTAAAAACAATTATAAATGAAGTCGTAAAGAAATCAAACAGTAAGTTAATTACCAAAAACCTTCTTAATAAATACATTGAAAAAGATTATAAAGTCTGGTTAGAAACTATGGGTTATGACCCTGTAAAAGACAAAGCAATTATTGAAAATAAAGGATTACGTAATCTATATAATAAGGCATTCAAATCGAATTATCTCTATGAAAAGAATTGGAACTTTAAAAGTGCTATTGCTCGAGTAAAACGTGAAGCATTGTTGTCTTCAAAGTCATTCTACGAACAAGACTCTAAATTCTTTAAAGACATCACCAAGGGTACTGGTGAAATTAATATTATAGCCATAGAAGCAGAAAAGAACTTACTGAGTAGAGCTGGCGAGATTGGTAAAAAGTGGCTTAATGTAGAAGGAAAACAGCCAGAAACATTCTGGACTGTTGATAAGAACGGAAAACTGGTTAAGCAGGCTTGGGAAAGCAAGATTGATGGCTGGTTGGTTATGCATTCAGACCTGTACAAAAGGTTTATGGAGGCAAACGGATTTAAAGGGACAGATATGTCTCATATGAAACCAGCAGTAGCAGTTACCATGCCAGATGGAAGCTTATTCTTAGTTAAAGGAGGAGTTCATCCTGGTGCAAAGGCTTACAACGATGCAATGCCTAGTAAAAATTCAATGATAGTAGTAACCTCTGCAATTAAAGCTATGCCAGAAGGAACAAAAGTATATAGAGGGCAGGCTAAGAAGAATGGTAAATACGAAATAAAGGATTACGATGGTCCTAGTCTAAAAATGAAAGTAGAGGACTTTAGAATTAACTTTGGAGTGTATGGCGATAAACATTCAGCAGAGCCCACTACTATAAAAAAACAAATGCATTCTTTCTTTGATAGCTTGACCATGAGCAAAGAAGGCTATCAAGAATTCATGGATGCTATTCACCACCAAACTGTTCATGGTTCTGATATTGCAAACAACTATATAAAATCCCTTAAAGAAAACCCTGATGCATTACCACCTCAAGGTTTTAAAGTATCAGAATTAAGCGATAAAGACTTTATTCGAGTTATTAATAACCCAAATCACAAACTGCACGAATCTTTGAATAAGGATATCTTTAAAAAGATTAAAAAACTAGAAAAAGCAGAAGAATTTGAAGGTGCTGTGTATGAAGAGTTAAAAGAATATGCTAATAATTTTGAACGATGGTATCGAGCTACTGGTTATAATCCTGTATCTGCCATCATAAACAACAGTTTATACGAGAAGTCTGTTCATATTTATCGTATGAATAAATTCACAAATCCAGAATGGAAAAACTCAGGAAGTGGCTGGGTGGCTGGTGTAGACCCAGTAATGGAATCCTTAACTGGGGGTATTAAAAAGAATACAAGCTATGATTTTTTTGAAGATGGCAAATTGGTCAAAAGAAAAGTTGGTCATTTTAAAGTGGGACATAGCCACAGAAAAATGAAGGTAAAATGGATAGGAAAAGACAAAGAAATAGAACTAGAAAAAGCTTGGGAGGAATTTAAGGCTGAAAAAGAGCCTTTATTAAAAGCTAGAATGAGAAATAAGCTAATGTTTGCGGTTATGAGGGTACCAGCAAACGCTATTTCAGGCACAAGAGGCTTATTGTTTGATGGATTTGCTAGGTCAGATGTTGATTTAGCCAATTGGGGCGTTTATATGAGGGGCAGAGACCACTTTTATATTGACGGTGCAGACGTAGATGGTGATAAAGTGTTCTTTTATCAGGGTTTGCCTGAAAAATATATGCAAGATTTGGTCAAAAACGACAGTTTTTTAGAAAGAGTTAAGGGTGATAAGAGCATTTTCTTTGAAAATAAAGCAGAAAAGATGGACAAGCTCTTTAAAAGTGAAGTTTCTAAAGCAGATTTAGACTATGTAAAAAACAATCCATTGGGTCAATGGTCTCCTGGTGCTTTACGCAAAACAGGAATGAGTGCGTATGAAGGTAAAAAAGGATTAGAACAAATTGTTAATGCAAAATCGTTTTTGCAAAATGTTTTAGCAGATATAATTACCAATAAAAAAGGCAATCTAAATGTTGATATTTATAAAAAGAATAGAGAAGGACAAACAAAATGGGTAGGTACCCTTGTAGGAAAGACTAGTGAAAAGCAACTATATAAAGAAGATGGATATTATGTAGTAGGTACAGAAGCACATAGTAGAACTGCTGATAGTGCAAATTATTGGAATATGGCTAACCCTCAAGAATTAATACAAATTGTAACTAATTCTGCTTTTGAAAAACTTACTTTTATTCCAAGTAATAAAAAAGCTAAACCAAGGAAAGGTACATTACAGGATATTAAAAATTCTTTAGAGTATAAACATCTACATGAGTTAAACAGAAAGTTGTATGGTTATGATTATGCAAACAATAGAGCGTTTACTATTTCAGAGATACAAGACGCTGTAAGACCTTTTACTGGAGCCCCAAAGACAATGAGTGCTATCGTAGATATTGCCCATAAAGTAAGTCAAAATGAAATGAACATTGACCCTCTACGTCATTTTAATTACGAGACGTACAGGGAATCCATAAGGTTATTAAGCAGGGAGTTACTAAGGGACAAGAACGTTTTAAACTACATTACTAGAAAGAACCTAAGAGTAATGCCATTGTATTATAGTATTGACTATAAGGCAGTATATGGTGCCATGAAAAAGTATCCTGATTTTATAACAAAGAGTGGTAAAAAACTTGGTCAGGTCCCTGAAAAAGGAGGAAGGAAAGAAGATAAAGAACCCTATAGAGATTTTTTATGGGAAGCTTTAGAGTCTCCTAATAGCGAAGGATTAACACCTTTAGAAGTAAGGCTGGGCGATACTGGAAAAAAGATTCAAAGAACTTTTAATAATATGTTCAGTAATAAAAGATGGGAACCAGGTCAAAACCCTAAACCTATTATGCGTTATAGCTCAAGAGTTGAAAAAGAATACAAGATAAACGACTCTTACGATGTTTGGAGTGCTTTACAGCTTAATATGAAAGGCAAGGCATTAGATAGGGCATTAAAAGGAGCAGGGCATACTGTAGAAAAAGGTCAAATTCCTTATGAACGCATCAATGAGATTGCCAATCGTATTGTTAATGGCGAGCAAATAACTGGTAATAATATTGAGATTCTTGAAAATGAGAAATGGTCCAAGCAAATACAAAAAGCAGTAGACGATATCCAAGCTGGAAAGCAACCAAAGACTCAATCTGAAAGTAAGTTCTTAGTATTAAGGGATATTATAGCAAGACAAGCAGAAGCAATAAAGATACAGTTTAACCATACTTTTAGAAACGAGAATCAACGTGTGTTTGAAAACGAACAGGAAGCAAACAATCTTATTAGAAAAGACGTAGTTGAAATCAGTAAGATTGCAAAAGAACTAAAAATCAAACCAGAGGTAGCGGTTGATTATTACTATAATTTCCTTTTATCAAGTTTACGTCCTCAACCTGTTCGATTAGAGGGACTAATAAGAAATTTAAATGGAAGAATAGCCACTGCTGAAAAAAGAGGCGAGCTTGATAAGGTAGAAATATTAAAAGCTGAAAAAGAGCGAACAAGGGCTCAATACGAAAATACCAGCACACCTAGATTTATTTGGTCAATGGATGCGATACCTGACCGTGTCAAAGCTCAGTTTATGAAAGGGTATGCTGATACTTTTGATTTATTAAATACTGTTAGCCCTGAGAAGGCTGGAAAAGAAGTTACTGATTATCTATCAAAATCAAAAAAAGATACCAAGCTAGGAGAAATAGATAGCAATATTGACGGAGAAAGAATAGCTGAAGTAGAAATTGACAGGTTGTTTAAACCCACAGAAGTAGGTGGTGTTGAAGTAGCAAAAGAAACAAAAGGCAAAGCACAAAACATACCCAATGATATTCCTCAAGTATTAAGGAGCATTACGCAAAGCTTAAAGACCTTACCTGATGGTGCAATTCTTCGATTTGAGGACCTGTATACTTACATGAAAGCACAACAAGGAGATGGACCAACTAGTATTAAAATGGCAACATGGGATGATATAAGAAACTTTAACAGGTTTTTAAAAGATATAGTTAACTCTACCAATCAGACAGGCAAAGTAAAAAAACTATACAACTTCTTATTTCCAGATACAGTAGGAAAAAAACAAGCTGGTCACGACCTTGATTTGTTGTTTAAAATGAAAACACCTATACGCAATGCCAAAGACTTTGGTCTTGCAACCATTAAAGTGCCTTTGTCCTCTATGTCCTTTCTTCAGAAGGTTGGAGGTCAAATGAGAGAGCTAGAAGATTCAATTAAAAATGGCATGGTAGAGTCTTTATTTACAGGAGTTTCTGTTAAAGCTGAATTAGAAGCTATACCAAATGGCATTCAATCCTTTACTGACTTGTTTATGTTTGCTCAAAAGAGTATGAACCGTGAAAGAGCGTGGAAAACAGAAGACGTTGCTTTTTACGAACAGGAATGGGCAAATACATTGAAACTCTGGGAAAGTAAATACGAAGGAAAAACATTTAAAATAACTAGAAATGGGAAAGTAATAGAAAGAACATCAGAAGAACTGATAAAAGACATTCAAGAACAGCAAGGAAGATTTTTAAAAAACTTTTATGAAAGCTATTTAGGTGCTGGAGTCATTGATGCAGAAGGTGAATTCCAAAGAGTTGATTGGAAGCGTATTGATGAGAAAATGGAATGGGCTGGTAACGGTTTATTTATACATGACTTTATACGATACGATAAAAATGGAAGATTTGATATAGAAAACTTTCAAAAAAAGGTTATGGACAACGTAGAAACCTTTGGTGTAAATGCCCTAAATAAAATGCTAGGCAATCGCAACAACCCTATGAGTACTGAATTATTAAACAGAGTACAGCATGAAATAGCGATGGAGGAACACTTACTTAGTAAAAAAATAAAAAGAAATTCAGATGAAGCAAAAAATGCTAGGGTTGCTTGGAGAAAGGCAAATGAATTCTTTGGCATAGGTAGAGTAGGAAGTGAAGGTAAGGATGGATTTGTTACAGAGTATTTCCCCCAAATGAATCACGATACTAAAAAATTAAAACCTTGGGTACAAGAACAGCAGTTAAAGTTAAAAGCCAAATTAGAAAACTATGTAAATGACCTAACTCAAGGTGGTAAGACCGTTAAAGAAGACTCCGTTTATAAAATACCTAAGCGTTACCAATTCAAAGAACTAGAATTGCAAGCATTAACAGGTAGAATGCCTAAAGAAAAACAAAAGGAAATCTGGGGGGTTTATGGAGCAAACAACATAAAGCAAACCCTTATAGACCTAAAACTTGCAAGTCAAAATGCTGACTATCAATTGTATCTTGGGCAAAGAGTAGAAAGTGCTAATGGGCAATCTGATTACCTTGTAAACTTTTTAAACGCTGAATTCCGTAAGGGAAAAGAACAGTGGAAAGATATTAACGCTGAATATAGACCAGGTACAGGACAACAAAGAGGCGATACTCACGTTCCTCACTTTAGTTATGGCTTTGAAGTACTAGAGGCTTACACAAACCAATGGGTAAGCTCCTTATTTAAGAATATGAATGCTTTGACATTCCGTAAGGTCATTAATAATTACGAACAGAATAATGTTTTTGTTAAAGAGAACCCAGAAATGGGCGATATGTGGGTTAACGAAATGAGAAAGTATGCTAGTAGCTTAATGGGAAAACCCAATGCATTGCCTACAAAGTATACTGGACTGACCATAGTAGAAAGAGCAAAATTAAAACAAAGAATAAAAGAATCCCCTGAAGGCATACAAAAAGAATGGGATAAAAGAAAAATAGAAAGAGACGATAAAATAAAAAAACAGTATGGCACTAGAACGTCTTTGTTCAATCCATTGCAAAATTTAGAATACAGAATGTCTGACCAGAATATGGTGGAATACTTAGATGCTAAATCACAGCAATTAAACAAATGGGCTATACCAGGAATTAGTAAGAAGTTTCATGGAACACCTAAGGCTCCAAAGTTATTTGGAATGGATTTACCTACTTCTGAGAAAGCAAGACATCAAGTCTTATACCAGATATTAAATAACATAGGTGCTTATGAATCAAAATTGTCTCTTATATCTCTACTTGCTCATCCTAAAACATACTTAGGTAACGTAGTAGGTGGTAGCTCAAACACTATTACGAATATGGGTTTTAGCAAATTTAAAAGGGCTAGAGATGTTAAATGGCTGGTCAATAACGTATTTGCAGGAGCAAAATTAAAAGATGGGACTCCAATTACAGATAGGAATACCATACATAGATGGGTAGCTGAGATAGGTGCATTAGAATCTTTTTACATTAACGAAGCAATGATGGATAAAAGATTGGACATTAAAAAACTAAAGCCTTTCTTTAAGGAAGTTTTTTCTAAAAGAGACATTACTGATGCTACTGTAATGGACTTAGCTAAGAAATACCAAGTAACAGATTCTATCCTATCTGCTGGTGGTTGGTTTATGAGAGCATCAGAAAGAACTCTACGTACAGACGCTTTTATTGCTCATTACTTAAATGCAAGAGAAGCATTGGGGCAAATAATACCTAATATGCCCTTTGACCATCCTTATTTAACAGGAATGGCATTAAAGGGAGTAGAAGCTACTCAGTTTTTATATCACAACGTAAATAGACCTGCTGTTGCTAGGTCTACAATGGGTAAAGTGTTTACAAGGTTTCAACCTTTTATGTGGAATTCTATTCGTTTTAGAAGAGATATTTACAAACAAGCAAAGATTTATGGATTCAATGATAAGAAATCTATCGACAGGTTAAAAAGATTAGCCATAATGGATTTATCTACTTTTGCTTTAGCCCAAGTATTTGTTGGTTCTTTATTTGATAGCATTCTTCCACCGCCTTTATCTTATGTACAAGATACTGCTGATTGGCTATTTGGAGATAAAAAAGCAAGAGAAAGAGCGTTCTTTAGTGCTTATCCTTCTCCAATACTTGCACCATTACAAGTAGCAACTGCTCCTATACATAGATACTGGATGCCACTTATGACTGCTCTTATAAATGGAGAGTGGGAACGATGGGCAAACTACTATACTTGGACAATGTTACCATTTGGAAGATTGGCACGAAGTACAATCATGACTCTAGAAAGACCAGAAATGACTGCTGAATTTATGTTTGGTATCCCTGTCCATAAATTTGGAACTATGATAAGGAAAGATAACGATGGGACCTAAAGAGCAAAAATATTATAGAGATTTACTTGAAAGCTTAGGCATAAAATTCAAATCTAAAGGAGTGCGTCTTGCAGGACCAAAGTATTATGGCGTAGAAGATTCAGAAATGACCTCTCCTTTAAGTAATAAAGAGTTTAAAAGAAGAAATTTTGCAGTAACTGAAGAAGGTAAAATTATACAAGCTGGAAATCCTGCATTAATTCCCACAGAAGTATATCCTTCTCCTAGTGGTGCGGTAGCAAGCATTGCTACAGATGCTTTGGCTATGAAAAATCCAGCACTTGGATTAATAGGTGGGGCATTACTAGGTAGGTCTCCAAAAAAGACGATACCAGCAGAGAATGCCTCATTGGCATACGCCCCAAGCAACAAAACATATGATTATTATAACAACGTTTCTGTGACACCTAAAAGCATAGACATCCCCAGACATACAGTAGCTTCAAGCACCCCACGTGATTTTGACCTATTTAAAGGGACAATAAAAGATACTAAGAAAAGATTAACTTTAACTCCTGAGCAATTAACGTCAAAAAAAGCTTTAGACGATGCAAAAATAAAAGCTCGTAATTTAGGAGAGTATAACAAACAGGTTGTTTATAATCCGCATACTAAGCTTCCTGAGGTTATTGACAATAGTGAATTTTTAAAACGCCTAGAAAGACAAGGTGATGACTACCCTTGGTTTGTAGATGAATTAGGTGATAACATTCCAATGGACTGGAACTTAGACCAAATAAGAGGAATGGGTGGCTTTAGAAACGTAGTAGATAAAAATGCTGTGAACCAATTGCAATACCTTTCCCAAAGAGGATTAATGCATGACATAGACCTTGGCACTCCCAGTGGATTTAAAGGAGAGCATTATTCTGATGCAATGCAAATAAAATACGATAACCCAGGTGAGGCAATAGAAGGCATTCAAAGAATTGCAAGGGATAACCCAGATAGGCATTATAAAGTAGGACAAACAGGTGGAGGGCTTAGAGTCTGGGACGTAACAAGGTATCCTATTAAGACACATGGAGCAAGGGCAGTACCAGAAAGATTAAAAGATATGAAAGCAATGGGAAATGATGATTTTTATACAAATATGACCATTGGCAATAACATTGAAAGGATAAGGCAACAGTATAGAGACTTTGGTTTACCTGTTCCATCACAGGCTGAAATAAGAAAACACGGAATTCAGAATGATGCTGTTGCAAAAGCGTGGTATAGAGGACCTGGATTGCATAGCGATGTTAGATTGGATGAAAAAACAGTAAGAACGCTAGGGTACAATGACCCTAAGTTCGATTCTGGTCCCCCTATGGGATACCAAGAGATGTTTAGCATTGGTCCTAAAGACAAAATAGGTGCTCAAGCGTTATTTAATTACAAAACCAATGTCGATATGATGAATAGGTTAAGAAGAGCTAGGGGTTTAATAGACCCAACTAGGGATGATATGGGATTGGGCGTTTTAGATAGCAAATATTTAGATTATACAATGAAGTCATTATCACCTAAATGGCAAGCAAAGCTAAGAGAAAATTGGCAACTAGGTCTATTAGCACCATCGGTATTGCCACAAAACGAAGAAAAGTAATAGATTACGCCCTATGTTTGGGCAAACAGTAACTCGTACTACAGTCATTAAGCTACGTTGACATCGTAGAGGTCGGCGGTTCGACTCCGTCATCGCCCACTTGACGTGACAGTACTTTTTACTAAGCCCTAGAGTTTATAGCAATAGCCATATAACAGCCATAAAGGGGGCAAATCATGCGTTTAAAGAGAAATCTGTATAAAGACTCATTTGGTAATATTTACTACAGAAAACAGATACAAGGTCATAGGGTAGTACTCCCAGTTCACACTAAAAATGAAAACACTGCTAATAAATTACATACAGCGTTGGAATATCAAGCCTTAAGTGATTACTACGCACCAAAACCCAAAGAAACATACGAAAGTTTTTCTACCCTTGTAAAAAAATACTTAAACGATGAAGATGTATTAAGTAAATGGACCGAAGCAAGCAAACAAACTACAAAATACGTTTTAAATAGTTTTGTAAAAAACCGTGTATTGCCTGAAAACAAAGAAACAGCAAGGGGCTATCAGACAAGAATTAATGCTTGCGTAAATTGGGGGATATCAAAAGGCATTAGAACTGAATTAAACCTAATGGAAGTAAATAAGAAAAAAGGAAGGACCAGGGTTTTTAATGAAAGAGAAATTTCTATAATCCTAACCGAGTTTCAAGATGACGAATTTCAAGAGTTTATTCGATTTGCTTATTACACAGGAGCTAGGAGGGGAGAGCTTACCAATATTAAACCTTATTATATAGAGCCAACTAGAATGAAGGTCTATGGAAAAAGTGGAGAAAGGTTTATAAAGCTTAATGCACAAGCACGTGGGGTATTAGCTTCTACAGAAAAACTATGGAGCTACACGCTAGATTTTATTACAAAGAAGTTTAAGTGGAACGCACGTAGGCTTGATATAAAAGACGCTCGTTTTCACGACCTACGTAGGACATTTGGATTAAATCTAATAAAAAAGGGTATGCCTATATATCAATTAAGCAAATTACTCGGTCACAGTTGCGTAAAAACAACACAAGACCATTACGCTCCTTTATTAGTGGACGATATAGAGGATTTTACGCTTTAACATTTCCAACATTTTTCTTTTTCTGTTGGTATATTGTAAAAATGACTATCTAGTTTCCTCGGCTTTATAGAACCACTTGAATCAACAACGGTGTTGACCCAGTACATTTTACATTTTGGGCAACGCTTAGGTTGATACGATGAAGTACCTATGTTTCTATAATAAGTTGTGCAAGCTTCGTTGGCAATTAACGTTATATCTATCCATCCTTCGCCTAAATAATATATTATATCTTTTGCTCTTGCTTGCGTTCGTGAATCTTTTTTTTCCTTTAACTTCCCACTCGCCCCTCGCTTGAGGGACGACATACAAACTCCTTTTATCTATTCCAAAGAAAATCCATCCACTTAAAGACGGATAAAGTTAAGATTCCAAATCCTACACCTATGTAAAACATAGATTTAGATATTATTTCAAAATAAGACAACCAATCTGGTCCTATCATTATGCTTAATGCCATTTTTATTTATCCTTTACCATGGTTTTTTTAATAGTACCCCACATTTCTTCAATTAATCCATCTAGATTATTTTCCAATACGTGAAGCCTCCATAATGCACTAAGATTTAATCCTAGTACCATTAGCATACTGAATTCCCAGTAAGGGAAATATTCTACGCTAAATAATGCTTCCCAATAATATCTCATGTTTTACTCCTTATTTGTTTAAAGTTTATAGGAGGATTTAACTTTTTGGTGCCAACCTCTAGTTATCATTGTCCCTTTTTTTACTGCAATAAAAAAAGTTTTTATGATTTTTAAATCCTCCTAATATTCTGGGTTAACGTTTTAGTTATTTTATGTCTTATGTGTTAATATTTTGACATCAACAAAACAATGTTAACCCATTTAATTTGGGGATAAAGCATAGGTGTTAATTCACTGTATGAATACTCTATGCGGAGAGCCTTATTCATAGCAACCTTATCCCCCAAAACGTGATGCTGGGATTAATCACACACGCCAGACTTACAATCATTAGGATTGTAGTTTTCTATGTCCGTTTCTGGCTTACATTCACGTTCCTCCATTTCTACCATTTGAGCCTCATAGGTACTACGCATAACTCTACCTAACTGATTAAGCTCATAATCATCAGACGTTATTAAATAGTCTGCTACTTTAAAAAATTTATCAATATGTAAAACAGGTTTTACAAATTCTATTTTACTCACAGTACTTACACTCCTTTCGTTTGATTCCCCATGTAGGGAATCCTTGATATTTAAATATATAGTTTGGTTGATTTCTGTCTTTTTCCCATACTGATTCACAAGAAACACAGTAACTCATTCTATCCGATAGTTTTCTTTGATATTTTCCTGCCGATGTTTCAACAACTTTACTTTTTCCTTTTTTTGTGTTTAATCCACAAAAAGCATCAATAGCCCATTGCATAATTAATTAGCCATTGTAGGTTTATACAACCAGGTCACATCTGTGCACATATTATTGCAAAGAATCCTTGTTGTTGTTAAATCCATTTCTTCTTCTTTAAGATATGGAGTAGTTATAGCTATGATGCCTTCAAATTGTATTCCACCATCGTCTTTACAACGCCTATCTAATGTAGCTTGTACATTTTCTTCTATACTACCCATCATTAAACTTTCAATGTCTAATTTGACTATTGTATCGTTTCTTATTAGACCATTTGTCTCTCTTATTTCATCATTCCATTTGCCAAAATCAACATATACCATGTTCTTTTTGTTTTTCATATTATCCTTTAAGTTTTTTTATTAAATCATAAAAAGTGTCCATTGGCATCAAAGCATAGGTAGTACCTCTGCTTTCTCTAAATGCCACTATATCAGTATGCTCACACTTGAGATACTTAGGCAGTGTCTTACGTATTTTTGCTTGAACGGTATAGTCTTCAATTACACAATCAACTTCTTCGTGCATACCCAAAGACCGCCCATTAGAACCCCACGCCCTTCGGGCTGAGAAACCCCAGCCCTTAGCGTTTTGTACTAATTCACGTTCAAATGCATTCCCTTTACGTTTACTAGGATTGCTCATATTGCAGTGCAATAATATTCGCCATTTTCATCTCTGTCTATTTCTAGTTCTTCTTCGAGACTTTTCATAGCGTCTACTATTTCGCTCCAATTTTCACTATTTATACTGCTGATACTATTTTTATCATCCCAACCTTTGGCTTCATTTAGGACAGTCCATAGACGGTCCACAGCAAAGCAAATATCTTGAAATGTTGTATTAACTAGCATATTTCACCTTTAACATTCTGGGTCATTTTGAATTCCTTTAGTTAGTTGCGGATAATGTTCAGTTGTTCTATCTACAATACAGCAATTAGCATCACTGACATTATCTTGAGTTAATAATTCCTCGAACCTCAAATGAGCTTCGTTTCTATTGTCTTTTGAGTCCATATATATTTCAACGTGTTCTCTATGTTCATCGTTATCACACCAATGTATTAAATACGTAGGATTGGTAATGCATTCCTCTGTAAAGATTTCTTTCATTACCATTTATCCCACGTATGAAATGACATGGATAATTCAACAGGTCCCACGCCTAGTCCAGCACTTAAATGCATTCCATTTAAATCGTGCAAGCCTAACTCAAGGGAGAATAAAGAAAGGAGAATTAACCTTATTGACCTCCCTTTGTCAGTAGAATGCTTTTTAACTTTGAACATTAAAACCACCTTCGCCTGAGACCTGGTTGAATAGAAAATCCTTTCTTGAGAATTCAAACATTAACTGCATATACCCTTCATCTCTTGCTTTTTCACTTGTTACACTCCTTCTTAGTTCGTGCATTTCGCCATTGATTACCAATACTTTGTCAGCTTTCTGAGAGACATTGCTCGTACCTTTTAAACTACTCATACGAACTACTCCAGTATTCTGAGCTTCCTTGTTTACGTGATGCACTACAATCACTATACAGTCTTGATTTTGTGCTACACCTTTAAGTCCATTGATAATCTCATTCATTTTTCCTATTTCATCGTGAATGCCTTTTACCCAAATCATATCACTTGTGTCTACCACAACAACTTTTGGTTTACTCCTAGCAATCCCTTCAATTAATCTGGATAACTCAGGAGGTTCACAAGTAACTTGAACATGGCTAAAGGCTTTTTGATACTCTCTTTTTTTCTCAGGGTCCCTATAGACTGCCATTGCTTCTTCCTTTGTTAAACCATGACACATTTGAATAAACCTTCTAAACGTCAAATGTTGTTGATTTTCCAAAGACAAGAACATTACTGGAAGATGGGGAATTTTACTTACGAGGTTCATTACCCACGTAGATTTACCCATACCAGTATTACCTGACACAATAACCAATTCCCCTGGTAGTACCCAGAAGTCTTGATTCATCTTGTATATATCTGCAAAATTAAACGAGCTATTCGTAAAGTCTTTTTGCAGAAACTCAGCGTACTCATCAGCCATGTCATCTGCGTTCTTTAGATTCATTGAATAGTCTTTATGTTTAAAGTATATACATTCAGGTTTACAATGCTTAGCCATTAGGTAATCATTGCATCCATATTCGTATCCTGTTTCAAATACCTTACTAGCACAGTCATCAGCTTCTTCGCCTAAACCAGACCAAGTTCTTAATGTATGCTTTACAACATCTAAAGGCATTCCAGTACGTCTCATCCAAGAACCAACCCTCATCATAGTATCATTACGCTCACCGACAACAGGAGCTTTTCCTATTACGTTTTGCATACAAGTAACTACTGAATTAGGGTCAATTCTAAATTGACTTCTAACGGTGTCTTTTGCAATGACCCTTGTTTCAGGGTATTTGATGTAGGACTGCAAATAAGGCTCAAGATGTTCCCATAATTGTCTAATGGAATCAATTGAGCTTAAATGTTTTTCCTTAAACCCTTCGTTGCTTGCTTTTTTAATAGTATCTATATCGTAACTATTAAAACCTTTAACCGTAAAAGGAATCTTGTAATTACCCTTTTTGCTATTATAGCTAAATGGAGCACGAATTAAACGTGCCCCATCATAGATATTGTCACATTCAGGGAAAATGGTCTGAAGTGTTTCTTTTACAACTCCAGGCAAGGTAGTAGAGGGGTTGAACCCAAACAGATTTGGAATCTCAATATGGAATCCAGTACCTGAATACCAAACAAGGATATGCTCCTCTTTGATGCCAAGGTCTTCTACCATTTCAGTATTTACAAGCCAATGAACAGCATCGTATAACACCTTATCTTCTAGGTCTTTCTTGTCAAAGTCTAAAATGATACTATTAATATAGTATGCACCATTAAACCCTTGAATCGTACCTACAGAATCAATGTGTTGTTTTAATTGCTCATCGAAACAATACCAACTATGATAGGTTTCCGTTTTCATGTTTGCTTCAAAGATATAAGAACTGATATTGCTTAGTTCTGCTATTTGATTTCTATTGGAAACGTGCCCTGTGGCAATTTCTACCATGCGTTTATCAGGCATCAGACACTCTATAGTATTTCTGCTTTCCACGATTGGTAAGTTGCTCTTCATAGGTAAGACCACTACGATAAAGAATTGAATTCTCTTTATCTGTACGAAAGTCTTCTCTCATTTTTCTCCACAACCTAGATATAGTATCTGGTGTGACAGGTTTCTGGAATATTGTACGGATATACTCAACAGCACTTAATTGAACTTCATGAGCACCTATTAAGGTGTCTTTTCTGCTTTTTAGCCATTCAAGGAGCATAGCTTCATTGCTACGCCCCTTGATACCCATAACTTTTGAAAAGTCGTAAGCCATTAAAACGGTAATCCGACCTCTTTCTTTTCTACTTCAGCTCCTTCATTCCATAGGTTATTTAAAGCTCCGTTTGCAGATTGGTGCTTATAACCTTTTGGGGGAGAAGACATACCTTTCCATTTATCAAGAAGGAATTCTTGACCGCCTTCGACATCTCCAAAGTAAAACCAAGTTTCTCTAGAGTATTTACCATTGGATTCGTACTGTAAGATATAAACCTGACGACCTAAAAGGTCAGCGAGTTGAGTTCCAGCTATACTACCATCGTCATTTAACTCGATTTCGTTAGGCTTTTTACCAGTTACAGCTTCGATAAAAGCACACACTTTCCAACTTCCACTTGGCGTATCGTTCTTACTGCTACCCCAATCCAACATGGTCTTTCCATCTTTATGATGTTTGCCACCTAAGAAAAATTTCTTAGGGTATTTTCCGTGAGGAGATTCTCCTTCAATGAAAATATTACAATCATTCCATTCTGAGTCTGAGTTCTCAGCTTTTGTGATAGTAATAAGGTCAACAAATACCCCTTTAGGATATTTTGTCGAGCCACCATTTCCACCACCACTCTTACTATTAGTGAATTGCATTTTGTGCCTTCTCCTTTAGTTTATTCTTATTTAAAAATGTATCAACTTCAAGATTTGTTCTCTTGTCAATTTGTATCCATTTTAACGCTTTGTTCATTTTATCAGCATCTAAGTCAGAATTTTCAATCAGTTTAATCGTCTTGTTTCTTTTCGCCATGGTAATCTTTCTATTTTGAACGATACCTTCTTTTACATCAGCTATTAAAATAGTAGCGACCTCTTCTGTAACACCTTCCCAACCAGATTCTTTCATCTTTTTCAATCTATCTTTATCTTCTTGATTGGCTAAGGGGTCACGCATCAATGCGTCCAACTTTACATTCTGGTCAACAGTTACTCCACCTAGAGTTGGTCTATCGCCATTTAGCATTCTTTGTTGAGGTCGTTGAAGTTCTTTAACGTCTTCACCCATCCACAATTCAATACCAAACCCAGTTAAAGTTGAAACACCTTTTGCTAACGCTCTGCGATAAGTGTTTTCCATTTCAGCAGAATTTGGATTCTGAACTGACTGATTTCTATTATCACGAACAGCAAGATATTCATCGTGTACAAACGTGTCACCATCTTCTGTTTCGTAGGTTATTTTACAATGCACAATTACAGAACCATCTGGTTGCATAATACCAGCAAATGGTTTATCTCCATATGTGTACATTATCCATTCGTGTCTAGCCAAGGGATATAATGATTTTAAATTATCCCAGCAAACAGACCATGAAAGGTAGGAAGCCTCAAAGCTTCCTCCCCCAATGGTTTCTACGAAAGGTTTGTAATCTGCTTCTCTTAAACTATAAGCGAACAGATTTCTTTCTTCTTCCATATAACTCCTTAGTTATAACTTATTATTGTATTGTTACTACTGTGTTCTGCCATTGCAGTTGCTATTCTATACGCATTCATCTTATCACGATGAGAAGCACCGAATTGAGTACCTTTTACCCAGTCTTTATGATTCTTCTCATGGTCATGAAATTCAGTAATGGCATTATAAGCATCCCACAACGTCCTACCTTTATTACCTTTCCCATTGTAGAATAGGTCAGTAATCTTTTCATACACAGGCTTTGCTCTGTTACGAACAAATATTCCTAGTTCTGGAACAGACTCTTTATGCCTGCCTTTTAACCAAGGCATTACAGATTCGATGTATAACTTCAGAGTCTCTGGAGTCATGTCAACTTCAACGAATCGGTTCATATGGTCCATAGCTTGTGCTACATTTCCTTTATGTTCTTCTAGCTTACCTGTTAACTCTTTCATCCGTGAATTAATAGAAGAGGTATGCCTAAGCTTATACTCATAGCCACCTTTCTTCCCTAATGCCCACGTTAATGTGTTATTACACACAACACGAACAGACGTATCACGAAAACAACTGCCAGATGACCCATCATGAGATGTATACAACAAGACAAAGCCTTGTATCATATCATCCCCAACCTGAAAAGTGTCAGGAGTCTTTGCAAGAATCCATACTTTCTTTCCTTCGTCAATCACACCAGCAGTTTCCAATTTATATCCATAGTCTTGTATCACCTCAAATGGTGCAAAAGCATCACGGTTCTGCAAGACTTCGTACTTTTTACCAACATTACCTATTGGATTATTAGTATCAGAACGAATAGTTACAAAATGTCCAGTATCTTTTAAGATATAATCACCTGCGTCACTATACATTTGATAAACAGTAGGTACTTTTTTTACCTCAAAGTCCATACCAGACAATTCTAACGCTTCTTCTATCGTAGGAACTTGTTTTAATGGCGTTCCTAAGCCATGCCAGGGGGTTTCACCCAAGTAAAACATATTTTCAATAAGATGACCCATTTTGTCTCCCCATTGCTACCCAGAATAATTCTGGAGTTAATCGTTTAAGGTTTCCTTCCCTACAGCGAATAGCCATTCTTTGGGCAAGGAATACCATCTCTTTCTCTATCATATTTATGGATTGGGTGCCTAATTGGACACCAGCTTCTCTAAATATCTTTTTTATGTTTGTTTGTGTTGGTCTATTCATAAGCTTTTTTATTATACAGTTCCATGAAGATTGATAAACCTTACCCATTCTTTTTGACGAGTGGGTTTTCTCAATGCTTTTATTTCATAAGTAACTGATACTGCATGGTCAAACTCTTCATATGACATTGCTTTAGATTGAAACTCTCCATATTTTATTGCTTCTTTTCCACTTGTAAAGAATCTTGTGTCAACAGTGGTTATTCCATCTTGCAATAGTATTACTTTGTATATTTTTCTCATTCGTAGTCCTTTTTAAAGCAACCTATCAACTTCTTGATACCCATCAATGAATATACCGTCTGTATCTCCATCTGGGGTCAATTCGACACAAGTGTCTATGTATACAGACATCCAATCGTTTTTATCATCACCAAAAGCTCCATCGTTTATTAATATTGCTATTTCTTCCTGTATTTTATGCCATGTTAAGCGTCCACTTGATTCTATTTGATAAAGACCATTATCGTGGTCTTCTAGCCTTGCAGTTGCGATATACCTATAAGGTCTTTCTATTCTCTTTTGTATTTCAGCAGTTAGATAAACACAAAGGTCCAACGCTTCTTCAAGTGCCTCTTGAAGCCAGTTTCGACCATCGTTTACATCCAATTGCTCGGTGTATTCTCGTTTGCCAAGCTCTAATCGTTCTTCGATTAACTTGACAATCTGTTTGTTACTCATAATTCTATTAAAAATATGGTACGCCCCCAATTGTAGTATCGGGTAAGGAAGGAGGAGGCGTACCAGGGGTGCTCTTCGTTAAGAAGCATACAAACGATTTCTAGCATAATTTATCAATTCGATATCTTGATGAACTTTTCTATCCAGCATTCTATACATCTTCGTAGAGCTCGAGTGGGCAATTTTGATACCAAGCTTAACACTTGGTTTATTACGTTTCTGTTCAATAAACTTAACAAGTTGTTTTTTACTAAGATGACGTATCTTTGTTATTTCATCAGCGTAATAATCTCCCTTAACTAATGCTCTCTGTCTGTCTATATTACTACGTTTAAGAGATAGTGAAAGGTTTAATAAGCTGTTCTTTGTTTCTGTGGTAATTAATGTATCTAATCTCATGTTAGTTGTCCTGTAAGTTAGTTAAAGTATACATATATAACAAGTTCTATTTTTTACAAACTTGTTGGCAAATTTCAATTTTTATTGTTAATTTTGTATGGTTAGGAATAATATATAGGAGTATATATGGGCAAAAATGATATGTTAGAGTGGTTAAGCAATACGCCAATACCTCTCACTGAGATTTCAAGGCAAACTGGCATATCTAGAAACACTCTTTATGCTTGGGTGTCTAAAAAATCTGAAATAAGAGATAGTAATTATTTAAAAGTTGTGCATAAATACGGTGATTTATTTAAAAAAGGAGAAAAGATGACAATAGGTTTTAATTCTTCAACCAGTAGCGAATCCAGTGGAGAAGACGAAATAGACCCTCGTTATTTAATAGGATTACAAAAAGATAAGATAGCTTATCAAAAAACAGAAATAGACGAATTAAAGAGTGTATTAAGAGAGAAACAAGCAGAAAGTACTCATTGGGATATGCTTGAATTTGATTATATGGTTGATGTCAAACTAGTAAGAAATGGTTTTAAAATAGGTCGTTCTATTACAAATATAGATACTATGGCTCCACTAGCAAAAAGACTTGGTTATACTGAAGATGAATTAAGCAATTATTTTCGTGTAGGAGATAACTGCGAAGATATAAATACACATCCAATTAATGAATTGTTGGATTCTGATTCTGCAAAGATTATGCAAGACCACGCTAAAACGATGCCTTATGTATTTGATACACTTAAAAATATAGTTGGCAATCATTATTTACCTGTTCCAGTTACTTATATTTGTAAGGATGGGGTAAATAAAGTTCATACGATTACGTACAATAAGGTTAACTGGCTAAATTTAACTGTAAAATCAAAAATTCAGTTTATAGAAAACTGATTCTAATTAAATAAGGGGGTGACATAGAATCGCCCCCTTATTACCCACTTACTCTACCAACTGCTTGTATAGTAAAACGTATCTCCTGGCTTACTTAGAGCCAATTCCACTTGCTTGATGGTATCTTCTATCTCATGACGATACCAATCATTGGTAACATCATAGTCTCCAAAGAAAAAACCTTCTGTTGGAGGCAACAACTCTAGAGCTAAAGAATAATCTTTATCATCCAATGCCTTAAGTGTTTCTTTACAAACTGACACCAACTTTTTTAACTGTTTTGGACTGCAATAAGCCCTTTTGCAATCATCGACACCATCTTGAACATTAGTTACAAACCATCCGTGAATAGCATTTGCTTTTCTCCAATAAGCAACGTTTAATACAATTTCAGCAATATTGTTCTTATCAATACCACGTTCTTTTGCAAAATCCCCAGATACTTCTAATGTGTGTTGATAATACTCTTTATCAGCGTTATCATTCTTATACTTACCGCCATAGTAATGATGACTGTCTAAATACATATCTAAACCCATTATATCTCCTTTATTACGATTAAATAAAACACAATTAAACTAATTATCAATAGAAATACCCCTGTAATAGCCATTATTTATCTTCCTTTACTACTCTTACTTCTTCAATTTGCACATCGTAGTCATAAAAACAATTACGAGCCATTTCTTGGGGGTCAGAGCTATTTTCAATTAAATCTCTAGCTTCATCTTCACATTCAGCTTCTACTCCAATAGTACCATAGCATAAGATATTCCATTCAACTGCGAACTTTTTCACTACTTACTTCCTTTTTAATACACCAAGCATCAACAAGACGCTCGGCTATGTTACGAGAAATGTCCTTGTCTTCCATTAACAGTTGAACACCAACTGTTTGCATAGACCAACCATTTAATTCCT